CACGCATTACCTGCGGCTTGCGACACCGCGACCTTCTGCGTTTTTCCGTTCACGCTGACCGTGAAAGACCCGCTGCGCGCACCTTCGGCATTGGCCTGTGCCGTAACCTTGACTTTGTCGCCGGATTTCGCTACGGAAAACCAGTCCGTCCCGCCATCGACCGCAGCGGTCCAGTTCTCGGAGGAGGAGGTAACCGTTACGGTTTTCTCGCCGCCGCTCTTGGCGAACTCCGGCACGGTCGTCGGCGAGACGCTCAGCGTCGTCTGACGCGCGTCGAGCAGCACGGCCAGCTGCCCCCAGACGATGTTGGTGTCGATCTTCATCAACATCTTGAAGAAGTAGCGTTCGCCGGCGTTGGTTACGCGCTCGACCTTGATGGCCGTCGTATCGTCCACGAGGTTGCAGGCCGCCCAGAGGTTCGAGTCGATGTCCAGACTCGCCACGGTCGCCACGATCACGTCGTCGGGCCAGTCGGCGAGTCCTTCGATGCGTTTGCCTTTGAATCGGACGGCGTTGGCCGACGTGGGATCGGCCCCTTTCGACGAATCGGTGATTTCGTCGTCGTATTTGTCGATGTCGTTCGCCGACATCAGAAAGCAGAAGTTAGGATCGTTGCGCATCACGGCCGGGACTTTCTGCCATACGGCGCGCAGACGTGCCAGCATCGTCTTCTCCGACGTGGTGGCTTTGATCGTGTCCGCATCGTTCACGATGCGCGTCAGAATGCCGTTAAAGAACTGTTCTTCGCCATCGCCCTGTACGCCTTGGATGAAGTGGAAACCCAACTCGTTGCGTGCGACTTTCGCCACTTCGAGCAGCATCTGCTCCTGCACGTCGGACGGTAGTTCGCGGAAAACCAGCTCGCCCGTGGGCTGGAAGGGCTTCCAGAACTTCTCGAAAAGCCGCGGGTTGAACTCCGTGTATGCCATGACGTCCTGCGGACGCAGAACGCGCTCGTCGATGGTGAACTGCCCTTTGGAGTTTTCCGACGTAGGCTGTTCGACGCGCTTCTGAAGGATTTTCGAAAGCCGCATCCGCGGAAGCGAGAAGCGGTCGCCGACGTTCTGCTCCATGTGCAGCTGTCCGCGCTCGAAGAGTTCGTTGCCCGTCGTTACGAGCGTCAGCAGGCGGTTGAGAAATTCACCGCCGTAATTGGTCTGGATTTGAGGATTGTTTGCCATAATGTGAATTGTAAAAAGGTTCAGCGTCCGAGTTTTTTGCGGACCTCCTCCTTGCGTTTTTCGAGTGCGTCTTCGCCGCCTGCGGATGCTTCGAGTTCATTGACGATCCGACGGCCCGGCTTGAGCGCTCCGAAATAGGCCATGGCGGCCGCTTTGTCGGCCCGCAGCATGGCGCGGGCATTTTCTTTCTGTCCGGCAGGAACGAGCCCGCGGGCTTCGAGATCGGAAAGGGCTTGCTCCGTTTCGGCCTCCTCGGCTTGCTGCTGTCGCTGCCGCAGCTCCTCGTTCTCGGCCTGCAATCTGTCGCGTTCGGACTGCAAGGCGTCCCGTTCGCTGCGGAGCGCATCCGCGGCAGCGGCCTGCTGTTCCAATTCGGCGATGCGCGCGAGAGCCCCAGCCTCGTCCGCGCAGTCCGTGAAGCGCGGGCGGCTTCTGAGTTGATTCAACATGGTGGTCTTGGATTTTGATATTTGCGTATTCAGAGAATTGAGATACCGTTGCGTATAGGCGTCGCAGATCTGGCGCGGTGTGGCGGCGGCATCGGACACCGGATCACCGGCGGCAAAGATCCCGTCCACGAAGCCCAAATGCAAAGCCTCTTCGGCCGTGAGCCAATGATCCTGCCCGTCGAAATAGGTCGCACGGATCGCTTCCGGTGCGAGGCCCGTGCGTCGGGCATAGATGTCTACGAGCACCGATTCGAGCGATTCCACTTCCGTCGCGCAGGTGCGGATCTCGTCGGCCGTGCCGAAAGTTTCGGTCCGGATCCGATGAATCATCAGGCGTCCGTTGTCGGCGATCTGCACCGGACGGCCGCAGCCGGCGATGATCGAGGCTGCGCTCGCAGCCAGACAATCTATATAGATCGTTATCTCCGCGCGCGAGGACCGCAAAGCGTTGAAGATCGCCAAGGCGGCATAGACTTCGCCGCCGACGCTGTTGATGCGGACGTCGATGCGGCGCCCTTCGTGCTCGGCCGACATCAGCTCGCGGACAATGTCCTCGGGCCGCACGGCGCCCCAGTCGCCGATGTCTCCGTAGAGCATGATGCAGCAGCCGTTTTCGTCGTCGATGATATTCGAGATGCGATGATGTGTCATGGCGGATGTCGTGTGTGTTCGTCGCCGCAAAATTGAACCTCATTCCGCCTTTTTGCAAATCGGAATTACATCATAACATTTTATATATAAATAATATAATTACATCGTTCCGTGCTGTTTTCTCCGTTTGCGACTTCGGATGCCGAGCCCCACTTTTGCATCGTAAAACCGCAAGAAAATGCCCCGAAATCCACGTCAGCAACTCAAAGACTACGCTCGTACATTGTATTTGCGCGAGAGCCTCACGCAGGCGGAAATCGCCGAACGGGCGGGTGTCGCACGCACGACGATCGTCCGTTGGGCGGCCGAGGGGCATTGGGAAGAGCTGCGCACCACGATGTCGATGACCACCGAGGAGCAGATCCGTAATTTCCAGCGTCAGATCGCCGAAATAAACGAGACTATCCTCGGCCGCGAGCAGGGCCGGCGCTTCGCCAATGCCAAAGAGGCCGATACGATCGTCAAACTCACCACGGCCGTCAACCGCCTGCAAACCGAGGCGGGCATTCACGACATCGTGAATGTCGGCGCGGCGTTCATCGACTTTCTGCGGCCTATGGATCTGGAGAAAACGAAGGAGTTTGCGCGTCTGTTCGATGCGTTCATCAAATCCAAGATCGAGAGACGATGAAACAGACCGACCGCGATGCCCTGCGCTATTGGGAGCGCCTGCGCGAATCCGTTTACAACGCCACGACGATCGACGAGGCAATGTCCGAAGCCGAGATCGAACGACATCGCACACGGCTCGAATCCGATTTCGAGGCGTGGGTGCGGTTTTTCCTGCCGCATTATGCGGGCTATCCCTTCGCGCCGTTCCAGCGGCGG